GTTTCATAGCAAGCTCTTGCCATGTTGTCTTGAATGGGGCATTAGCTACACCTTTGTTGTATTGCTTATCAAGCGCATCCATACGCTCACTCAAAGCAACTTTTTTCTCTATCAAGTTCTGTGGAGCATCTTCACCTTTAGTTATGTAAGGTAATGCCTCACGATTTACCGCCATCAACTCTTTTTCTAAAGCCTGATATTCCTCTTTGGTTGCTGGGTCTTTATACCCTTGCTTACGCCCAGCTTGATGCCAGTCAGATTGAACCTCCTCTACCATGAGCACCTTCTTGCCGTCAGCATCAATGCGATCATCTACTCGTAAATGAGCTAGGATATTAGGTTGGTCAAAGTGCTGTGATCTAAACTCTCCTTTTTTGCTTGGAGTTAGATATTCTTCTTTAAGAATATCTTGAACATCATCAACTGTAATAGAGGCTAATTCCTCTTTTGAGTATTGACCCCTTTTCCCAGCTTTAGCATCTGCCATCCATAACTTAAAAGCATCATCTAAATTATCTGCCCTTGCTTTATTTCCGGGTAAAGTCAGCAACACCTCACGATAGTTCTCGCCGCCTGGGAGGGTGTATTTGGAGAACTTGGTCATACCCTCGTCATTCTTTAAATAGTCAAAGGCCTCGTCATAGGTCATGCCCTGACCAGCCTCGTCATCCATTAACGCTCTGACATCATCTGGAGTTGGGTCTCTTAACTGAACCTCTTTAACCTCGACACGATTAGCGGCCAGATACTCTGAGACCTCTTGCTTAGTCACAGTCTTTTTAGACTTTAAGAAGTCATCCAAGCCAGTCCACTTGATCTCCTCTGGTTTTACGCCAGGAGTCTTTTCGATCTGCTTTAGGAATTGGTCGCCTGTGCCTTTAGGTTGCTGGATGCTGTCAACTGCTTTCTGCGCGGCAGAATAAAAGCCAAGCTCATCGACACCCTGGCCAACTGCCTTGGTACTAAGTCCAACTGGCAATCCTTCTGTCATCTTGACAGCGCCTTTAATAGCTTTAGCTACAGGCTTAACAGCCTTTAATTGGCCACCCGGAGCAAGCCACTCACCAGCAGTTTCAAAGTTGCTCATGTCGCTTGTCTGAAGCTCTGGCAATTTGATGTACTGATCTAAGAATCCTTTGACATCCTGTGTTGTCGGTAGCTTAGTTTGCTCATTAACATCTGCACCCATGTAATTCAGCACAAGGCGGCCAATACCCTCCAAGTCACCGGGCAATCCAACAAAGCCCTGTGCCATACCTTTAGCTACGCCAGCCACAGTCTTAGGGATGTCATTACCTACGGCTTGCATATTCTCAGGAGTATTCAATCCCTTTGGCATATTGAGGCGTGTACCTACATAAGCACCGCCATCAGTCGTGATACCAGTATCAGCACTAGCCAAAAGAGTAGGCTCTGGCTCTACTGGATCAGGGAATTGAGCTTGTACAAGGCCATCAAGATAGGCTTGCTCGATCTTTGAATACGCCATTATTCGATTCCCTCTGCTTGATCTACGAGTTTTTTAATTCTTGGTAAGTCTTTTTCAGCAATATTCTTTACTTTGCCTTGCTTAACCTTGAGAGCAAATGCCTCATAAGTTGCAGAAGTAATCTCGCCACCAGCTCTTTCCTCATAAGGCTTTAGACTTGTCTTGGCCGCTTTAGCGCCTTCACTATTTTTCTTGGCTTCAACTTCTTTACTTAATTCAGCAAGGATGGCTCTTGAGTTACTTGGTTTGCCCTCTGCAATTAGGGTATTTTTGACACGCTCCGCATCTCTATCAAGCTGTGCTTTACGCTTGAACTCAGCACCTTTAGGATCACTAAACTGCATACCCAATGGGACACCAGCAAGACGGCGCAAGCCAGCATCTAAATCACGATCATCAGAGCGATCAGATGAGTGGAGTTTTTCAAGTAGCTTGATCTTGTCACCAGCTTTAATAGGCAACTTCTGGATCTGCTCTGAGGAGGTAATAGTGCCATTGTAAATTCCATCAATAGCATTAAACATAGCCATTGGATTAGACTCGCCGCCGCCAGTTGAGAGCTTCTTTAATTCCTCAAAACTGACAACACGCAGATCAGCAATGCGTTTGATGATTGCCTTCTTTTGTGCGCCACTAGCAGAGTCCAGCTTCTTATATAGATCAATCGCCTCTAGCTCACGGCCAGTCTTGTTTTCCTCATCCATCTCTTTACGGGCATTGTTTTGAGTGCCGATCTTGGTAAAGAGGGTTTGCATGACTTTAGACTTGCCATCTTCACCAAGGGTCTGATAGATGTCAGTCAAGCGGCCAGCATCACCAGAGCGCAGTTTCATAAAGGCTTCTGGATCTTGGCCAAAGTCATCAGCAATGTACTTAGCCAATGCGTTTACTTTGGTGTCGGTTAGGTCTTTAATGACTTTTACTTTATATGCTTCAGTATTATTTATACCTACAAGTGCAGTTGCATTGTTCAAGAAATTTTCAGCAAGAGCATCTACTTGCTCATCCTTGGTAATCATCTGTCCAGTTGTCGGGTCTGGTTGTGATACGCCGTCATAGACTTGCTCAGACATCTTTATGAAAGACTGATATAGGCGCTCAACTTTAAGGCTATTTGCCATGAAACGCTTTTTGGTCTCATTTTTGGCAGTTTCTTCAATGATCTTATTACCGACTGTGGCTAGAGTTGCACGATATTTAAATGCGCTCTCAGGATCAACTTCAGCAAGTGCGCTTCCATAGCCATCAGTTACGGCTTTAATTTGATCCCGTACTTGCTCAAAATCTAATTGACCCATCTGAGCCCGAGTCTGTATATCTTCCAACTTAGGAATGGCCTCTGCCTCTGCATGAGCAGAAAGCTCAAATGCTCTAATCTTGCGTACAGCAGAATCAAAAACATTAATCGGGCTACCTAAAGCAACTGTGCTCATGTCACCTTTAGACATGGCTACCAGTTGATCTTTAGTCATCGGGTTTTCAGCCGCAAACTGCAAGCCAGCTCTTTGACTGAGTTGCTGTCCCTCGTTATAGAGGATTGAGCTCATACGATTTAACTTATCTGCAACTGTGCCTTGGTATTTAGCTTGGCCAATTAAAGCGATCTCAGGCGTGATCTGCGGGAAGTTTACGACTGGTACGGCGGCACTTGGCGCTTGATTTACTCCAACTCGACCTGATTCAATTTTTGCGATTTCAGCCATGATTATTTTCCGTTATATAGATCAAGGGCTTTTTGAGTAATGCCAGATGTCGGGAAGGTCTTAGCAAAGCCAAGTCCACCCTCGATCAGAGATGCAGTAGCCAAAATGCCACCAGACTGAGCCGCATAGCTTCCAGTTGTCAGCAGAGAATTTGCATTAGAGATAGAAGCCTCACGCTCAAAATACGCCTGATCGAATCCAGCCTTCAAAATATTGGTTGAATCTTCCATGCCAAAGACACGGGCCACTAAACCATTTAAATCAACAATACCGACATCACGATAGGTATTGGCCACATTGGTATTTTGTAAGCTCTGCGATGTGCCTGAGTTGCTTGTCAGGCCATTGGCATAGCCTCTTGCTCTTGCCGCCGCATTAGCTTTAGACAAAGAGCGCAATAGGGTATTGGCTTGAATCTTGTAATTTAGTGACTCAAGCTCAGTCTGAAACTGTTTTCTATCCGATTGAATAACTGCATACTCAACTGCCTTATCAGCCCGTAGGCCAGCCATACGCAAGTTTTCTTTGGCTTGCATGGCATATCCGGCTTGTTGCAGATAGCCTTGCGCTTGAGATGCGTATGCAGAACCAATAGATGCGAATAAGCCAGCGCCAGCAATAGCGCCAGCGCCCACCATAGAGCCTGTGGATGCGGATGCGGCGGGTTGAGGTGCAACTGCGTTTTCCATTGATGCCATGATTAAGTCCCTTGGTTTACAGCTACTTTGTATTCAAGACCAAGCAAAGTCATCTTGAGTGGGAGCGTTTGAGATACCTCAATAGCGGCTTCTCTCGAATATCCACGCACCCCGTCAAGTCGCTTAATGCCTGTGAACTCTTGAATCGGTAAATCTAAAAGCGGGTTGTCAAAGTTGCGGAATGGGACAGGCTGATTATTGATAGACAAGTGCTGAGTGTCATCCACAATCGCATTGACTTGCATGATCCGCTTTTTAAATCCAGTACGAGTACCAGATTGCAATTTAATATCTACTGGCATGGTCTTGGCATAAACAGTAAATGGCAAACCTACCTCATATTTAGTTGTGCTTGGGCGTGTAAATGTCACAGATCCGCTTGTGACTACAGCATTTTCCTGTGGCACTCCATCGGTAATGACATTTAATGACTTGCCCGTATGAGGGAGGCTACTTGCGGAACTAGCCGCACCTCCAATAAATGCACAATCAGTAAATATTGTGTTGTCAAATCTTTCCAAGAAGTAGCGATCAACGCCATCAAAAGTGCGTTTGACAACAACATAAATATCTGTGACATCAATATTGACATCCTTAAATACGCCATCGGTAGTCCATTCTGAAGGGGCAACAATTTGCTGAGAACGCATAATCGAGTACACGGCCATAGTGCCGTCATTCTCATTAGTGATTAAAAGCAGATCACCCTCATCAGTTGATGTGGCCTTACGCATAGCAATGCGAGAAGGGCCTTTTAAAAGATGACCAGAGAGCAATGAGATGCGCTGAGTCACATAGGTAAGTTGGGTGTCCGAGAATAAAAACTCATTGAGTGCTTTGCCTTGGCGCTGAATAAATAGCGTACCAGTATCAAGGGCTTGAACCCGTGTACCGGGGCGCATCCCGTTACGGCTTACAGCCTTAAATACAAGGGTTGCTGGAGTGATCGGATCAGTACCAGACTGAGGCACATAGAACTCACCGCCAGTTGTAAAGGCTTGCAAGTCCCGTGAGCTTGTCATATCTACGATGATGTTTAATTGGTTTGTGTCCAATGTCGCATCAATCGCATCGTCATCTAACGACTCGGTAGCTTGGAAGTCAAAAAAGATACCAACTTTAGAGCCCCATACAGTAGAAGGGCGAGACTTAGAACCACCAAAGAAAAGGCGGCCTTCATGGAATGTAACAGTACGAGGCCAGCCACGACTAGAACTCCATACATTTTCATAACCAGATTCATAGTCCCAGCTTCCAGATGCAATAGCAGATGTATTAAAAAATGGATATTCAGTTACGCAATCCACTACTGTTGAGCTCACATAGCTCACAATCTTTGCTCGGCCTTGCGGAGAAGCATTGATATATTGATTCACGCTTGCGGCAGAGAACACGCCAGAAGATGCAGTAATGCGGACATTGCCGCTTACACGATCAGGCGTAATAGTCCCGGCTGGATTCGTCACAGTAAGCGTAAAGGCGTATTGAGGAATTGAATCAAAAGTAATTGTTGATACAGTCCAAGTGGCATCAGTCCCGCCACGCACAATCTTTAAAGGCTCAAGGTCTGGGTGAACAATAATCAGCGTATCAGCAGATTGAGTCCAGCACAGATTAGGCAACATTGCACCCGTAATAGATGCAACTGCCAAGTAGTTATTGCCGGATCCATTGATGTTTGCAACAACTGAACCAGACTTAATCACATACATACGCCCAGCGACAAAGCAGAGCATATAAGAATCGCTCACAGAGAACTCAAATGGGACTAGGCGCACTCCATTAGCGGCAGATGGGGTAGAGCTATTCGGCAACTCTAAGATGTGCTTAGAACCAGCTCTACGGCGCATCCCGCCTTGAGGTTGAATGACAACATTAGTGGCCTTTGCCAATGCGTTTGCATATTGAGCAAGATCAACACGGGAGCGTAAAAGAGGGTCTAACTCTCCAGTAGAGAAGTTAGTCTGAAAGTCAATAAAGCGAGACATTATAATCTCGCCGCTACGAGTGCGTAATCCTCAAGAACTTGTGGCGGTTGTCCTTGACCATCAATATTCATCGCTTGGCGCATAAACCCGCCACGCCCATTCTCAGAAGGGCCACCAACTGCGACACCTTGCCAGTATTGAGCCTTAGTCTCTTGCTCAGTAATTGGCATCGCCAAGTGCCAAGCCATCATGTATTTCAATAATTGGATGAAATACTGAGGCATTGAATACTCAGGGGTTTGATAAGGGTAGTCAATATAGACTTCCTCATAATTGGTTAATAGCTTATCGCCTTGAATATCCCACTCCTTAGAAGGGCGGGCATATATGGCATTTGAGGTAAACAAGGCTCTAGGGTTGCCAAGGCGATCACCAGGCAACTGATACTCAAATCTCCACTCGGAGGCTGGAGTAGTAATGAGTCTTGCTAATTTGACCTTCTTATAAGAGAAAGTCCAAGGATATGTAGATAGGGCTGTGTCTCGTACATCGGAATATAAGCGATCACAGGAGTTGGCTTCATCTGTACCATCGTTAAATGACGAAATGGGCTTTGCGCCCAAGAGAATTAAAGCATCTGAACAGATGGAGACTGCGGTATCACCAGCGGCCATACTTACCCCTCAATGTAGGAAAGGCTACCACCGAGCATCCCCAGTAGTAGCCTTTTATTACTTACTTCTTAATCGCCGTTTGTAGCGGCAAATACTGTGCCATCGCTCACATCAACTACTGTGCCAGTATTGGTCAATACATAAACCATACTTGCAACTGCGGTTGAGCCAGTTGAAGTCACGCAAAGGATAAAGTCACCAGCCTTTAACACGCTTGCAATGCTGTTGAAATAGCCAGATGTGTTTACATCGGCGATTGCATCAGTAGTGCGATACGAGTAAAGAGAAGGAGCGTTACCAGATTTTGATGCGCCGATTGCGGCGAAACCAGTTGTACTAAAAGCCATTTTGATTCTCCTTTAATTAAGCGCCGTTTTCGTCACAAGTGATTTCAACGATACCTTCTGCATCAATGGCAACTGCGCCAGCAGAGAACAAGGAGGTAACCAGCCATGAGGTTTTCTCAGGGATGTAGTTGATTTCAGTCTTAGGAGCGATACCTTCTGCCATGCCGATAGCATCACGATGGAACGCATAAACCTTGCGATCACCAGAGCTCAAAGGCAAGCCGCCTTCATCACGATCACCTAATACATGGAATGTGAAGCCCAAGAAAGTATTGAGTTCGCCATTTACCAAGGCTTTAACTGTGTTGAAGTCAGAAGAAGTTACCTTTGTCTCGCCCAACATACCAGCTAAGTTATTAGCGTGGATGATGATATGGCGGTTGTCCATTGGTACATTCTTTGCATCTAAGGCTTTCTTAGCGGCAAGTAACTTGTCCAAGTTCATGTTGGTATTAGCGCCACCAACTGAAGATGCAACTGTGTTGCTTGTGCTAGATGCAATCAACGCATCCAAGATCAACTGATCTTGACGGCGGCCAACTGCGGAAGCCACTACCTTAACGAGCTCTGAACGCTCATCAAAGTTCACTTTAGCTTGGGAGAAGATGTCGCTATATTCAGCGGCGATGTAGTCGCTGAGTGTAGCTGTTACTTGACCATAGCTAACATTGAGTGGGGTTACATCAGTTTGGGGGATGCGTACTTGTGCAACACCTTTACCGATTTTTGGGAATTTGTAGCTTGAACCTTCAACACCTGAACGAACACGGATAGCTGGGCGTAGTACGGCTGTACCTTGATACGCCTGTTTAACTTCCGCATCGAATAGGGTTACAAAGGCTGTGGATAATTGCTGTGCCATTTTGCTTCCTTTATTCAAAAGTTAAAAAATTAAAAGTCGCTATCGGTGAGCCTCAGATGAGGGCCTTTGCTTACAGTAGGTTGTCAGCCAGTAGTTGTCACTACTATCAAAGGGTCGCTATGACAACTAGCGATAAGCCTTAAATCTGATTCTATTTACTTTTATACAAAATGCAATACCCCTTTTTGGTTACTGTAAAAAAAGACCCGCACTAAGGCGGGTCATAAATTCGCCATCCGTGATTGGCGAAGTTGGGGGAATTACTTAATTGTTGTATCGAGCCGCAAACATACGCTCGACTTTGGCTCGGTAGTTAGGATCGCTTTGATACTTAGGATCTCCGACCATTGCTTGCAACTCTTGGTCAGTAGGCATCCCATCAATCGGAGCTGATTCAACTGGGATAGAGCCTTCATAAGCAGAGCGAATCTTTTGCAATGCTTTGAGTCCTTTTGCAGTCCCGCCCATGATCTTGAACTCCTCAAAATCTTCAGCAGACCATACGCCCTTATTGACTAAGCCTCTCGCCCAACTCACCATGCCATTAATCTGAGCATCGGCATTAGGGCCAAGTGACTTACGCTCGGCGGCGGCATCAATCTGCACTTGACCACCTTGTGCCTCTGCCACCATGCCAGTTAATGAACCAGCAAGCTCATCAAAAGCGGCTTGACTGACACCATTCTTGGCGGCCCATTCTTTAAATACGGGAACCATAGGGAGGTTGTCAGCGTTGTCACCGAATGAACTTAGATCGTACTTACCCTCTGGCGGGGCTTTGTGAGCACCTTTAGAGATAGTCTTTCTAAGATCAGACCATGACTTAGACAATGCTTCAATATCTACTTCATTTTTATCTTTATTCCAAAAGTTGTCAGGCAAATAGTCTGGCTTTGCTTTTGGCTCATCAGGCGGGATAGAGTCACTTGCTCTGTGTTCTATTGCCTTGTCTTGTGGAGCTTGAGAATCTTGACCACCTTCATCAATCGTAACTGAATCCAATAGGCCAGAATCTTCTCCGGGTTGGTTTACATCTTGGTTGTCGCTCATAGATTCTCTCCATTGTTAATAAAAAACACTTCAAATATGACGGGCATACTCTCCGTGATACTTCTCTCTTGCTTCTACTGCAACTAAACCAGCAAGCTCAATGTCATCAAAGTTTCCAATATGCTTGTAAACACCATTGACTCTGAGCCTGACAGTCCATTTACTTCTACCTTTTTTCCGCATTACATTTTTAATGCCAGATTTACTATGAGCTTTTACTCCAACATTTAACGCATTTTGCGCTGTATTGCACTCTCTCAAATTAGAGATCATGTTGTCAGTTGGATTGCCATTTATATGGTCAATAATTTTTGGCATATAGCCATATACATAAAGCCAAGCAAGCCTATGCGCCTTGTAATACTTTCTATTGATTCCAATTAAATATCTTTTTGAGCCATTTAAATAACCAGCAATACTTCCTTTTTGAATCTTTTTATTAGGCTTTATGTTCCACCGAAATATTCCAGTATCTTTGTCATAACTCAACAAATCCTTTAGCTCAGATTGGGTAATCATAAATTTCTAGCCCTCTTAATCCTTGCCTCAATCTCTTTTACCAATGAGCATCTACCCTCTAGGAAGTACCCATAAGATGGGTCTGATCCCGGAGCCCATGATGGAAGCTCAATCGTCTGATCTCTCAGAAGTTTCAACAACTTTTGCCCGTGTTCTGTGCCAAAGACTTTTAGGCACAGCTTATCTTGATCGCTACCTTCTTGGGGTTGCAAATTTTGTTGCATACCCTCGATGTCATCCCATCCCGACATAACTACTCCTTGTGAATTAATATTTCATCTATATTTTTTGGGTCTGCCGTATCAACGGCGTGGATGCAAAACCAGACAACATCAGTAATTGCTTCTACATGGTGTTCAATTCCGGCTTTGATCTCTA